GTCTTAACGCGCGCTGAGTTGCCTATAGGGGGCTTTAGTTGCCTACGTACGTTATCAGCACGCCGCCATCGGCTAACGCGCTTTTCCACAACCGGAAGGGCGGGCGCTTCAAGACGCGGGCCTATGTCGCCTGGCTCAAGGGCGAGCTGCTTGCCCTCGCAGCACAACGCGCAAAGCCCATTGGAGTTCGCGCGGGCATCTCGATAAAGCTCCCACGCAAGACGCGAGGCGATTGCGACAACCGAATTAAGCCCGTGCTCGATCTGTTGGTTCGCGCCGGCATCCTTGTCGATGACCGCAGCGACTACGTTGCCTCCGTTAGTATCTTATATGGCGATGTTGAAATGTGCCATGTCACCGTTTTGCCGGAGGCCGCATGAAGGATTCCAACTCCCAAAAGCGAATGGACGATGTGCGGTTCTTCGTTCTCAAACGGATGGAGGAAATCGGCACCCCCATGAACATGCTGGAGATCGGCTTCAGCGCCACGCCCCAGGCCATGCGAACAATGGCAGCGAGGGGCCTGGTCAAGATCGAAGTCACCATGACCAACCGCGGCAAGGAATGGCTTGAGAAGGAATCGGCCAAGAGATTGCGGGCCAAGCACAAGCGGGAAATGGCCGAACGGAACATGGAGAAGCATCTGGCGGCGCAGAAGGGCTTTGGCTGATGCGAATTACTCCCAAAAGCTGGGGTGAGTTTCAACACTACCGGGACCGGAATCCGGCCTGGATTAAGCTGCACCGCAGCCTCTTGGACAATTACGAATTTCAATGCTTGCCAGTTGCTAGCAGGGCGCTAGCACCAATGTTGTGGCTTATCGCCAGTGAGGATTCCCAAGGCATCATCGACGCTGATCCGAAGAAATTAAGCTTCCGTCTCCGCATGACCCATACACAGGTCACAGACGGCCTTAACCCTTTGATTGAGGGCGGATTTTTCAGCGTGTTGCAGGATGCTAGCGGAGTGCTAGCGCAGACGGAGCGGATTGCTAGCCTAGAGGAAGAGAGAGAGAACAAGAAAAGAGAAGAGGAGAATAAACGCGCGCGAGCGCGCGACTTCGATGCTTTTTGGGAAAAATGCCCGAAGAAGGTTGGGAAGCCAAAGGCGAAAGCCAAGTTCCTGGCCCTTACTGACGTTCAGGGCTCAAAGCTGGTTGCCGCAATGGGCGCATATGCTGAGACGCGACGCGGCCAAGATCCACAATACACGCTGCATCCCTTGACATGGCTCAATCAGGGCCGATGGGAAGATGAGCTGAAGCCAGCGGCTAATGCCAACGTGGTGGCGTTCAAGCTCACCCCAGAGGAAATGGAAGCGGAGATGCAGGCTCGCAGAAAGGTTGGCATAATCCAATGATGCAGGATGGCGGGAAGCATACGGATTTTGTCAGGCGGCAGGGGGAATTATGGGCTCTACACGAATCCACAGACCAATACCGGGCCTGGAAATGCTGGCTACAGCTTCAGATCGGCGTCAAATACTTCGGGGAATGGCAGACGGTCACGGACGAATGGCCCCCGATGACGCAAATCACGGCGGATAAATTCGCCCAATGGCTCTCCGACATTCGGGACGAGGTAGACCAGGAAAAAGGCTGCAAGACGGTCGGCAAGCCAGTTCCACGCCATCCTGAACCATGGGATGGATATATTCCGCCAGCCCCAGCAGAGAAGCAGGAACGCATGGTCACGCCTGAATTTGTCCGTGCTTTCTACAAGCGAAATGGGCTCAGAATATTACCGGAGGCAGCGGAATGAATGAGATGATTACCAAAATCGCCCGCGCATTATCGAACTCTCCCGCGCCGGATTTTGATTACATGGCACGGGCCGCGCTTTACGCCATTCTTGAACCCTCTGATCGCATGATGGCGGCTGGACGCGCTGCCCATCCAGGTGTTCCCTACAATGCCGCGACGACCCTGGATGATATTATCCGGGCCGAATGGACTGCCATGGTGGAGGCGGCACTGGAATGCTGAAATGGTTCGTCGCCTATACCAAACCCCAGCAGGAGGCCCGCGCCGCGGTTGAGCTGGCTAACCAGGATTTCCGGGTTTTCCTTCCCGTGATGTTCTCCAAGCCCATGTTTCCCCGATATATCTTTGTGCAATTTGATCGAGACCGCGACCCATGGGGCAAAATCAAATCCACACGAGGCTGCATTGATTTGCTCAAGGATGGATTTCTTCCCTCAATCGTCCCCCAAGCAGTGATTGAAACTATTATGGCTTTCAGACCGCCTGAGAGCGCCGCGCAGACTCAAACGCAATTTACGCTAGGTGATACCGTCCAGATCACGAACGGGCCCCTAGCTGGCCTCCAGGGCCTTTTCGTGGCAGATCGCAAGGCAAGGGTGATGGCGTTGCTCGAAATATGCGGCAAGCGAGTCGAGGTGCCGAGAAATTCGATCAGAGCCGCTTGACACCCATACCCTACCCCCCTATGGTATGCTTCGGCTGCGTTACTGATTCGCGGGTTAAGGCCCGCGTGCGGTAGCTATTCCAATTGACGTGGCCAATCCCCAACAATCGAAAGGAGACTGGCCATGCCTGGCTGGATTACGAACGGCTTTCCGCAGCAAACCCTTTGGACTGGTTCTGAACTGACGAACTGGGATACCCAGCTCGCCAATGGTTCCAATCCGCAAACCGCATCCACAAGTCTCGTCCAACAGCTTGCCGCATCTTTGTATTTCGGCCAGGTTAAGGATAAGACCATGGTTGCGGGCTCACGGTATTATTCCTCGCTCGTTATCGGCAATCCTGCGGTCCTGACTGGTATTCAGGTCTTGATCGGCACCACGGGCGGCACCGATAACTGGCTGGTTGAATTGCACAGCCCGACCGGAACGGTATTGGCCAATAGTGCCACAGCCGGCGCATTGGTTGGTACTGCCTCAACCTGGCAGCGTTTTGCCTTCACGGCCACCTACAACCTGACGGTCCCGGGAACCTATTTCCTGGCCGTCCAGACTAATGGCACAACTGCCAAGCTGGCCACGCTGAATAGCGATGTGAACCCGACCCTTACTGGATCGGCCACGGGGTCATTCGGCACAACTGCCAGCATCACGGCGCCCACTACCTATACGGCCAATCTCGGCCCCATGGCGATGGTCTATTAATTAATTCCCAGGCGTTCGCTCCCTCGCGCCGCTAACTCGTCGGACCCGAACGAGGGGAAACTCGGGCCACCCTTTCACTCCATGCGGAGTAACGCATGACGACCCAAAGCGTAGTTCGGACACCGACTGCGATCGCAGATCCGAACAACCCGACCAATGTCCAAGTCCCCAATTTCACCAATGCCCAGGCCGTCACAGCCTCGGCCACCACGACCTATAGCCCTCTCCTGTTGGGCCTCGTCGCCTCAGTATCAGGCTTCGCCAATATCATCCTTCAGAACGCCTCAGTTGGCATCGTGGTCAAGCTGGCCAAGGGCGTTCCATTAATAGGCATGAAGATTCTACAGGTCCGCTCCACCGGCACAACCGCAAGCGGCATCAAGGGACTCACATAATGCCACTCACTCCCAAAGGCAAAAAGATCGAACGCGCGATGGACAAGGAATACGGCGCCAAGAAAGGCAAGCAAGTATTCTATGCCTCCAAGAACAAGGGCACCATCAAGGGCGTCGAGAAATCCAAGAAGAAACACTAGGGGTTCATATTAATTAAATGGCCAAGGCGCCTACCGAAATCCGTTCTTTGGCGCGGGCTCATACCCACACCGCGCTCAAGGTATTGGCTGGCATCATGAAAGAGGAATCCGCCCCTCATGCCTCCCGCGTATCTGCGGCTCAGGCCCTCCTGGATCGTGGCTGGGGCAAGCCCACCCAGCCATTTGATGCGGAGGAGGGGCTTAAGGAGGCATTAGCAGGTATCACGGTGCGTTTTGGCGCTGGAAGTTGACGCTTGGTTTCCGCCCAAGCTCGAGCCCCTATTCACGCCCAAGCGCTACAAGGTTTTATACGGGGGCAGGGGCGGGGCCAAATCCTGGGGTATAGCCAGAGCCTTATTGATTCAGGGCGTACAGCGTCCAATCCGCATTCTCTGCGCCCGTGAGGTGCAGAAATCCATTCAGGATAGCGTCTATCAGCTCCTCATTGACCAGATCGCTGAATTGCATCTCTCGGCCTTCTATCAGGCCACGCTCTCTGAAATCCGGGGCGCCAACGGCACCAAGTTCATCTTTGCCGGTCTTCAGCACAATGTTGACTCCATCAAATCCAAGGAAGGCATTGATATAGTCTGGTGCGAGGAAGCCCAGACCATTACCAAGTCATCCTGGGATAAGTTGATCCCCACTATCCGAAAAGAAAACTCGGAAATATGGGTCAGCTTCAATCCCGAGCTGGATACTGATGAGACCTATAAGCGCTTTGTCCTTCAGCCCCCGACCAACAGCACAGTCATCAAGGTCAACTGGCAGGATAACCCGTGGTTCCCCGAGGTTCTAAGGCAGGAAAAGGACGACCTACAGGTCAGAGACACCGATGCATACCTTAACATCTGGGAGGGCCATTGCCGGCAGGCTCTTGAAGGCGCCATCTACGCCAATGAACTCAGGGCTGCGACACAGGAAAAGCGGATCACCCGTGTACCCTACGATCCACTCCAGCCCGTCTCGGTGTTTTGCGACCTCGGATGGGCGGATAGTACATCACTGTGGTATGCCCAGCGTGTCGGCTTCGAATTCAGGCTCATTGAAGCCTATCAGTCATCTCAAAAGCCTTGGGACCACTACCTCAAGCACATCCAGTCCCGAGGATATGTTATTGGCACACTTTGGCTTCCCCACGACGCCAAGGCCAAATCGTTAGCCACAGGCCGCACGATCCAAGAGATCACGATGGCTTCTGGCTTCAGAACAGAGATCACCCCGAACATATCGATAGAGGATGGCATCAATGCCCTCCGCACCGTGTTCAAGGATTGTTGGTTTGATGCGGAAAAGTGCGCTGACGGCCTACAGGCGCTTCGACGCTACCGATACGACGTTGACCCGGACACCAAGCAATACAGCCGCAAGCCCCTCCACGACGACGCCAGCCACTATGCAGACGCAGCGAGGTACTTCGCAGTCGCCATGCGGGACGGAAAAGTGAAGAAACCAACATTGCCCAAGATGGTCGCGCCCGGTGCTACCGGAATGTGGATGAGCCGCTAAGTGGCCACTGAAGATACCCGCAATGATACCGAGAATACCGGCACTCCTGACGAGAAGATCGTCAAGGAAGCCCAGAGGCGTTTCGACATATGCGCCCAATATGAGAACGATGCCAGGCTTCGTTTTATTGAGGACGTAAAGTTCGCCAATGGGGATTCCGATAATCTCTACCAATGGGATGAGAACTCAAGGACTGCCCGTGGCTATGGTACGATTGACGAGCGCCCATGCCTGACCATCAACAAGATCAGACAGCACAATCTTAACATCATCAATGATGCGAGGCAGAACAAGCCGGCCATCAAGATCAAGCCGGTCGGGAATGGCGCGACCTATGACGCAGCGCAGGTCTTTGAGGGTGTTGTCCGGCATGTGGAATATATCTCCAATGCCCAGGCTGCCTATGACACGGCCACACTATTCCAGGTCCAGGGCGGCATTGGCTGGCTAAGGCTAACCACTGATTACCCGATAGACGCGGATCAGTCTTTCGATCAGGAAATCTATATCCGCAGGGTCAAAGACCCGCTGACGGTCTATCTGGACCCGGACATTAAGGAAGCGGACGGATCTGATGCCCGCTATGGCTTTGTCTTTGACGATATGTCAGCGGAGTTGTTCAAGGAGACATATCCTAAGCATAAAGACCTAGCGACCAAATCACCCCTGGATGTTTCGGGTGATTGGATACGCAAGGATCAGGTGAGGGTGGCCGAGTATTACCGGATTGTCGAATCCGAGGATAAGGTTCTGGCCTATCGTCATCCTGATACGGGCGAGCAAGCCATAGAGCGCAAGTCCAAGATGGACAAGGCGCTGTTTGAGTCTGTTGTGGACGCCCCCTCCACCAAAGCCCGCCAGATCACGGATAAGACGGTGGAATGGTTTCTCATAGCTGGAGATACCATCATTGAGCGTTCCACATGGGCGGGGCGGTATATTCCCCTGATCCGAGTGATCGGCGAAGAAACGGTCATTAACGGCCAGATGGACCGCAAGGGCCATACGCGGGCCATGAAGGACCCGCAGCGGCTTGCTAACTACTGGTATTCCGCGGCCACTGAGCATGTCGCGCTCCAGTCCAAGACGCCTTACATCGGCCCTATGGCGGCATTTGAGAATCTCGAAACCTATTGGGATAGCGCAAATACCGTCAACCATGCGTGGCTTCCCTACAATGGCTATGACGACAAGGGCCAGAAGCTAGAGCCCCCCGAGAGGCAAGCCCCCCCGGTCATGGCGCAAGCCTATATCGAGGGCCTGAAAATGGCCTCGCAGGAGATCAAGGAGGTCTCCGGCCAATTCGAGGCTGATCTGGGCATGGAGGGCAACGAAAAGTCTGGTGTTGCGATCCAACAGAGGCAGCGCCAGGGCGACAATGCCACCTATCATTATATCGACAATCTGGCCCTGGCCATCCGGTTCCTGGGCAAGCAGCTCATAGACCTCATTCCCAAGATTTACGACACGCAGCGCGTCATCAAGATTCTGGCCGAGGATGGGGTAGAACATAATGTTCTGGTTGATCCCCAGGCGCAGCAAGCATTGGCCGTCCAGCAACAGCAGGAAGCCGATAAGGTTACATCCATCTTCAATCCCAATGTGGGGCGCTATGAGGTAGAGGCCGATGTGGGGCCCGCCTATGCCACACGCAGGCAGGAAGCCTTCAACGCCCTGACCCAGATCATGAAGGAATCGCCCGATCTCATGCATGTGGCGGGGGATCTGTTGTTCAAGGCGGCTGATTTCCCGATGGCGGAAGAAGTAGCCGAGCGTATCAAGGCGACGATCCCGCCCAATATTGTGGCCGGCCAGCCTGGACCCGGCCCCATGCAGGCCGAGATGCAGAAGCAGGTGCAGGGCCTATCCGAGCTTAACGCCAAGTTGAGCCAGGAATTGTCCAAGCTGAAGATTGATCGATCCATTGAGCAGCAGCAGAAAGAAATCGACGTTTACAAGGCCCTGACGGAAAGGCTGAAGATTCTATTGCCGCTGATCCCGTCCGAGGCTGATCGGGTCAAGATGGTGCATGACTTGGTTATGGCCGAGCATCAGAACAACTTGGACATGATGGGCGATACCCACAGCGCCATGATGGCCTCCATGCAGTCTGGACAGGACCATGACCAGACCATGGAACAGCAGGCGGCAGCGCCTCAACCACAGGCACAAGCCGCGTGAAGCCCACCAATGACAACCGCATGGTGCATAAGACGGTAAAGGCGATAGCCCGAGAATTGGCCGGCACCTATTACGAATTCGCCGCCTCAAATGGCAGGCATGGCAACACGTTCTATATGGAATTTCCCAATCAGGGCCGCTTCATAGCCAAACAGTGGCGGAATTTCATCGTTACGGCGCGGGAGATCATGGTTCAGATGTTGGGAAACCCCGCCCTACAGGAGTCCTACAAGCAGGAAATCTACCACGCCCTGCTTCTGGACTCGACGCTGCCTTATTCGGTTCAGGAAACCCAATTCGGAAAGCCTCACTAAGCTACCGGCAGCTTTTACCGGGCTAAAATGGAGTTCGTATGTCTGAAGTAGGCACACCCGCACCTGTTGCGGAACCCACTCTCATTGAGCAGGAAGGCTCAATCCCTGAAACGGTCGTCATTCCAGAGGAAATACCGGAAACGCCTCCTGAGACGCCAGCAGAGGCAGAGCCTGCCCCTGCACAGGCAAAGCAGGCCGAGTCTGAAAAGCCCAAAAGAACCCCCTGGTATCAGACCCGCATAGACGAGATCACCAAGGCAAGGCGTGAGGCCGAACGCAAGGTCACTGAGCTTGAGGCCAAGCTTGGTGCGGCCAACCCGGAGAAGCCCGCGGAAGGCCAGCCGACGCAGGTTTCAGAGGATGTAATCCTCCAGCGGGCCGAGCAGATTGTTGCCCAGCGTGAGTTCAAGGCCAAGGCCGAGCATATGATGGACGCGGGCAACAAGGAATTTGGCCCATCCGAGTTCAATGACCGCTGTAACGTGGTTGCATCCCTCGGGGCCGGTGATAGGGCCGACTTCATGGAGATCGTGACCGACCCGGACATAATTCCAGATGGGCATAAGTTGATCGGGGCCTTGGCTGACGATCCAGAGGAAGCCCAAAGGATATTCAAGCTACCCGCAACCAAGATGGCCGCCGCACTCGTGCAGTTTCAATCCAAGATCAAACCTGCCGAGAAGCCAATTTCACAGGCTCCGGCCCCTATCAAGCCGATTGGGGGAAGCGCCAAGCCATCGGCGCCAAATGACACTGACGATATGAAAACATGGCTTGCCAAGCGCAACGCCACGGCCCGTATGAGTGCGGGCGGAAAGCCTAATACCCATTGAGATGGATTGGAAACGGCAAGCCCTGATTGAAATTACCAGAATGAAGGCGGAACTGGATAAATCCCACGCCATCAACTGCGATCAGCTTGCCGTGAATCTCATCTCACAAGAAATCAGTCCGGTCATCATGGCTTCCAACCTGAAATACTGGCTGGATTTGTACTTTAAACCGTCCCGATGCGGTTAATCATCGGTGCCTAGCGTGTAAGTGGATTCACGCTCCACAACCCCCGACCCGAAGCTGCGCGTTCCTACGCTTCATTTTCTCCCTCTGCTTGGTCGGCAATGAGGTCTTAGGGCTCCCCCTCAAAGCCCTTCCCACATCGCCAATCCCCTTAAACCAAGCTACAGGAGCAAACCGTGGCTAATACGCTGCTTACCATCGGCGGAATCACCCGTGAGGCGATCCGCCTGTTCATGAACTCCAATGCCTTTATCGGCAACATCGAAAAGCAATATGACAGCCAGTTCGCCAAGACCGGCGCCAAGATCGGGCAGCAACTCAAGATCCGCCTGCCCAACGATTACACCGTTTCGGATGGCCCGGGTTTACAGGTCCAGGACACCAACGAACAGCAGACCACCATCACCGTGGCAACCCAGCGCCACGTTGATACGTCCTTCAATTCGGTGGACATGACCATGAGCTTGGATGATTACTCCGAAATCATCCTGGCGCCCAAGATCAACAATCTGGCCGGTAATGTCGCGGCCACGATCATGTCGGGCGTCACCGTGGCTCAGGGGGCCTTCGTTGGCACCGTGGTCAATGGTGCGGAGGGCGGTATCTGCAACTATGTCGCCAATACAGATGTAAACAGCAACATTATCTCTCCGACCTCGGAAACCTGGCTGACTGCCGGCGCCATCCTGGATAACAATTCTGCCCAGGTTGCCGACCGCAAGGTCATCTGCTCGCCCTTCACAATGGCGCGCACGGTGTCGAGCCTGACGGGCCTGTTCAATCCCGCCACGGAAATCAGCCGTCAATACCGTAATGCCAGGATGTATGACGCCCTGAACTACGAATGGTTCATGGACCAGACGGTCGTGACCCATACAGGCGGTACCTACAACGGCGCGGCCACGATCAGCGGCGGCAATCAGACCGGCTCATCTGTGACGATCACGGGCGGTTCCGGTACCCTGAAGGTAGGCGACATTATCACCCTTGCGGGTTGCAATGCCGTCAACCGCGTCACCAAGCAGGATACCGGCTCGCTCCGTCAGTTCGTTGTGACGGCTGCGATGGCGTCGGGTGGTACTTCCATCTCGATCTATCCGGCGATTACTCCTCCGGTGAATGGCCAGCAGGCGCAGTATCAGACGGTCACGGCATCCCCGACCGCCTCCGGTGCTGTTCTGTTGGTCAATCCGGCGTCCACGTCCTACCGCATGAACTTTGCTTATGCGCGCCAGGCTGTGACGATGGTCACTGCCGATCTGGAAATGCCCCCGAACGTCAAGGGTGCGCGTGAACAATTGGATGGCGTCTCCATGCGCGCGGTCACGCAGTACGTAATCGGGACCGACCAGACAGCAGATCGTCTGGATATTCTGTTCGGTTGGCTGTTTGTGCGTCCCGAGTGGGCGTGCATCGTCGCCGACAAGATCTGACCTGAGAGGGGCGGGGTTAATCGCCCCGCCCCTTCTTCATGAGGTTCAGAATGCTTGGACTACAGCTCAAGAATTTCCATTTCTCAATCAAGGTGCCGGAAAAGCCTCCGGCGCCCGCGCCAGAACCCATGCCCGTTCCCCCCGCACCAGAGCCTGTTGCCGTCCTGGCCGGCCCCAATGATGAGCGAGAGGTTCTAATCAAGCTCGCCACCGAGCGCGGTATCAAGATCGACAAGCGCTGGAAAACCGACCGCATCAGGGCGATTCTGGAACATTCCTGATGGAAGCTGCCAGTTTCAATATCACAGCAGCGCCCTTCACCGTCATGGTCACGAATGAAGGCGAGCATTCCGCAGAACAATGGGCGGCAACAACCGCCGATCTCATCATGAACATCGCCCCTGACGCCAGCACGGCCATCAGGCAGGACTTTTCCACCTTCCGGCATTGGACAGTGAAGGCCCTGACATTGGCCTTCCATGAGGCTTCCGCGTCATCCTCACCCAACTTCCTTCACGCCATTGCGGTATCTGCGACCAATCGCATCGCAGACATAACCCCGACGCGCTGGGCCTATCTCTTTACATCATCTGACTTGCGCCAGTCCATCACGGATCTGATCGCTCGAAATCTTCTCACCATGCGCGAGATCGCGCTCAAAACGGAGTAACGCATGGCTGGGTTTACGACCGCAGTCCCGACTTCCTTCAAGGGGGAATTGCCCGTTGCCACGCATAACTTCACGGCCACGACCGGGAATGATTTTAAGGTGGCTTTGGGGAAAACCTCTCCCACCGGCACCTATGGCGCGGCCACCACCAACTATTCAAACCTGACGGGCAATTCCGATGAGGTTGCCAATGGGTCCGGCTATACCACCGGGGGGTATGACTTCACCGCTGCCCAGAACATCACGCCGGCCACATCGGGAACGGGCGCCTATTGGCAATGGGGCACGAATCCGAACTGGACGAGCGCGTCCTTCAGCACGGTCGGCTGTATCATCTACAATGCCAGCGCATCGAATAAAGCGGTTTATGTCGGGTCCTTCGGCGGTACCCAGACCGTCACAGCCGGCACATTGACTCTCGTACAGCCCTCCAACGGCGTCGGAACGTCGCTTCTGCAACTGAATTAGAGTTGCGGCGTGGGCTTTTCGTTACTCGACCATAATAGCGGTTTTGGTACGAACAGCGCCACGACCAATGCGCTGAATACGACTGGCGCGAATCTGATTGTTCTTGGCCTAAGCTGTGCGTCCAGCGTTACCCCGGCAATTAGTGACAGCCAAAGCAATACCTGGACTCAAATTGCGCTAGTCTCTGCTGGGACCGGGAAATGCATCCTTTACTATTGTAGCGCCCCATCAACCAGTGCATCCCATACTTTCACCGCAAGCGCCACCAATATCTTCGCCTTTCTCGCGGCGCAGGCATGGTCGGGGGCGAAATCAAGTGGCCCGCTAGACCAGCAAACTAGCAATGGTAGCGGTTCATCTGCGACCATCCAGCCGGGTTCTATTACGCCAAGCCAGAATAACTGTCTGGTCATAACCGCGATGAATGGAAGCATCGCGGGAACTATGTCGATTGATAGTTCTTTCAGCATCTCCGATCAAAAGGCGCTTGTTGGAAGCGTAAACTATACCGGGGCGATGGCAGATTTCGTCCAGGGAACTGCGGCGGCTATTAACCCCACCTGGACGAATAGCGGCGGCGCGTCATTCATAGATGCTGCGATAGCATCTTTTCTTCCCAGCACAGGGACCAATGTCAATCTCGTCGCCGCGGCCATTACGGCAGCAGACGCGGCGTTCACCCCGCAAGTCAGCGTTCCGCTTGCTGCCGGCGCAATCACGGCGGCAGCGGCGAATTTTACGATCAGCTTACCGGTCCAGAACATACCCCTGACCGCTGCGGCAATTACCGCACTTGCAGAACCGTTCTCGGTACATCTGACCCAGAATATCCCTCTTACGAGAGCTGCAATTACGGCAGCGGCTGGGTCATTCGGGTTGTCACCATCTGTTGTTCTATCCCCCGCCACCATCACAGCCAAGGCGGCGGCGTTCTTTGCGGAATCCACCATCCTTTCGGTTCCGCTCATCACGATCATGAATAACAAACCCATTCCAGTGTCCGGGGCGATGACGAACGCACCGGTCCCGATGACAGCCGCGATGACCTCGCAGGTTCCGCTCGCCGTCATCCTGAATAACAAAGGCATCCCGGTATCGGGAGCCATGAACAACAATCCAGTCGCAATGGAAGGGGCTTTCCCTTGACCACCATTACCGTCAATGAAGGCACATATGGCGTTGCGTGCGTGTTCAACACCGCATTCAATCTCAGTTCCTTCACGGTCCTTCAAATTGAATTTATCAAGCCGGACGGGACGATCGTCACCAAGACGGCGACCGCGCCCAATACCAATCTGGTGACGGCGCTGGGCACGTTCCTCGCCAATCAGTATGCCCAATATGTTTTCCTGAACGGTGATTTGAACCAGACGGGGGTTTGGCAGGCGCGGGTTCTCTATACCGATGCGACGCCCCAACACCTGATTTCCAATCTCAGCACCTTCACGGTGAATCCATGACCGTCACTACGCCGGGCGATATTGTCAGGCTCGTCTTGAAGGACACTGGCGTCTTAGGTGTTGGCCAAACAGCCAACGCCGAGGATACCAATGACTGTTTTGATACTCTGAACATCATGCTTGGGGAATGGGCCTCCAAGCGCTGGCTCATCTACCACCTTCAGGAATATTCCATCGTCTCCACGGGCGCGATTTCCTACACCATAGGGCCGGGCGGAAACATTGATACCGGCATTATGCAGAGGCCGGACAGGCTGGAAGATGGCAATTTCTTCCGCCAAATCGTTACGGCCTCCAGCCCTAATCAGATTGACTATCCGCTAAGTCTCTTGGCCAGCCGCGAAGATTATTCCCGCATCGGGCTCAAGCAGTTACTCACGATCCCGCAATATATCTTCTATGACCCAACCTATCCGCTGGGAACGATTTATCCCTGGCCGGTAATTCCGCAGACACAATATGAATTGCATGTTCTGGCCAAGGCGCAACTCACTCAGTTCGCCAATCTCGCAGACCCGATCAATCTTCCCAGCCAGTATTACGGGGCGCTTCGCTACAACTTAGCGGCCCGCGTTCGTGTCATGTATCAGCTTCCCGCCGATCCGCAGCTGATTGGATTGGCCGAGGATAGCCTCGACACCATCCGAAACATGAATGCCGCCGTTCCCCGCCTGCGTATGCCTGCGGGCCTCAATCAGGGGCGGAAGTACAATATTTTCGGTGACTACATTTACTGAATGACTTGACGGTGTTTGCGGGTCTGCACCGTCGAGCCCAATCCTTGCGACCCTGGAGATAACAATGGCCGCCATTCCTTCACAAATCCCCGGCTTCCGTCTTTTGGATGGCAGCCTGGTCAATTCGATTATCACCCCGGTCAATAACATGACTGGTAATGGTACCCCTCAGGCCGGCACCTTCACCGGCATGACGGTTGGTGGCACCTATAAGGGCATTCCCCAATTCCTGACCGCTGCCGGTGCCACTCAGGGCAATGCAACGGCTATCACTTCCTCGCTTGCGATTGTCAATGTGGCCACCACCGTTTCAACCCATGGCGTCAAGCTTCCGACCGCTGCCACGGGGTTGGAAGTGACAGTATGCGCGGCTGGCTCCTTCGGTGTGAAGGTCTATCCGGCCACCAATAACAGGATCGGCGCGGCCAATACCAATGTGGCCGACACAACCTTGGCGATCAACAAATCCAACTGCTATATCGCAGTGAGCGCGACGAAATGGGTCGTGCAGCGTGGGAATTGATTTACCCAAGATAGCCATTGATGAAGAAATCCCGGCTGGGACTATCATCAAGGGCTTTGAGTATATCGTTCCCAACTCCGATGAGGTTTGCCAAGCCCAGATCGCGGCAAATCTCAAGCGTGGTTATCCCGAGGCGCTTGACAGGCGGAAATTGACTGTCATCGCCAGCGGGCCGAGTGCCCAACAGGTTGATTTGCGTTCGATAAAGACACCCATCCTGGCCGTGAATGGCGCCCTTAGTCTGTTTCTCAAGACAGGTCTATGGCCGCGCTATTGGGCGTGCTGCGACTCCCAAGAGGTTGTGGCGGATTTCCTGCCCGACTATCCACCCTTCGGAACAACCTATCTGGTCGGCTCGAAATGCCACCCCAAGGTATTTGAGAAGCTGAAAGACCGGGACGTTCTGATCTGGCATCTCAAGGATCAGCCCATAGAAGGCAAAGCCAGAATATCCGTGGCCTCCTCCATCACCATTTGCGCCTCGTGGCTCATGTACCGGCTTGGCTATTCCGATTTCGACTATTGGGGCTGGGATGGCTGTTTCATGGATGGCAAGCATCATGTGGACAACGATGCCGACTGGTCATCCATCCAACGCCTCAATATCAACTATGGCGGCACGATCGAAGGCGATGACGTGATTGGCGGCAAGACATTCGAGACGACCAGAACTTGGGCCGCGGAGGCGCAAGGTGCGGAACAATTCTTCCAGCTCGCGGAATATTTCGACATGCAAGTGACAGTCAACGGTGGCGGCATGTTCGCGGCTGCGCGTGAGGCAATCCTGAAGTCATGACGCAGATCGCACTCGTTGAAGGCGCCTATCAGTCCCGCTCGCTGATCGCGGACGCACAGCAATGCGTCAATCTCTATACCGAAAAATGCCCCCCGGATTCGCCTTATCCCTATATCCATTATCCGACCCCCGGCCTTAATCTTCTGACCACATGCCCTGTCGTTGGTCCCGTGCGTGCCACCTACACCGCTTCGAATGGCTCTCTATTCGTTGTCGTATCCAACAGGGTTTATCTGGTTACGCAGTCCTATGGTTGGAATCTCTTAGGCCACATCAATAGCTATACCGGCTTTGTCTCTATCAAAGATAATTCGCTGTGCTGTGTGATCGTGGATGGGACACAGAAGGGCTTCGTCATTGATCTGGCAACGAATGCCTTCGGACAGATTTCCCTCACAAACTGGAATCCGGCCTCGCGGGTGGATTACCTCGATACCTATTTGATCTTCAGTATCGTCGCTTCCAACGAATTCTTTTTCAGCCTTGCCGAAGCCACCTATACGATGTTCACCAATGGGACGGCTTTCGATCCCCTGGACTTCGCGGCCAAGACGGGCGGCAATGACCTCATGGTCGGGGTCGCAGTCATGCACCGCGAACTATGGCTGATCGGGGCGGCAACCTCGGAAGTCTGGTTTGATGCCGGCGCGGCTGATTTTGCTTTCCAGGCGATGCCGGGGGCATTCGTGGAACATGGCTGTTCCTCGGTCGGCTCCATCGCCAAGTATGATCTGGTGCTTTACTGGCTGGGCCAGGATACCAGCGGAAACTCGGTTGTATTCGAGGGCGCGCAATACCGGGTCAGGAAGATTTCGACCGAGGCCATCGACAACGAAATCATGTCCTACCCGGTCAAGAATGATGCCCTCGGATTTATTTATCAGCAGCAGGGGCATGTGTTCTATGTGCTGGTTTTCCCCTCTCAGGATGTGACGTGGGTCTATGACCTGAAGGAAGGCCATTGGCACAAACGGGCATGGATGGACACGAACGGCAATCTCCATCGGTGGAGGGCCAACTGCGCGTGCGTGTTCAACAATCAGATCATCGTGGGCGATTACCAGAACGGCAATCTCTACAGCCTGGATCTGGACACATATCTCGATAACGGCCAGCCGATAGCCCGCATCCGATCCTTCCCCCATGTCGTGGCCGAGAATGACCGCATGATCCACCGCAATCTTATTGCCGCGATGGAAGTAGGCGATGAGATGGTGAATACCACGGCTGATACCTGTGCCGTATCGTTGCGATTTTCGGATACGGCGGGGCGGTCCTACGGCGATGCAATAGTGCAGAGCTTGGGTAATACTGGGCATTATAATACGTCCCTGCAGTGGAACAGGCTCGGGCTGGCGCGCGATCGGGTTTATGAGCTGTCATGGTCCGCACCCGTCAAGACCTCGCTCCAGGGCGTCTATCTTGACGCCATACGGTGCGCTTCTTGAGCAGTTCCGGCTCGCTACAGGGCTTCCCGCAGATCACGGCTCCGATAGCTTCGCCTGAGAACTTACAAATCACGCAGCCCTGGTATCAGTTGCTCATTGCCTTGTGGAGAAGGACGGGAGCGGCGCAGGGCTCATCGGTCAGCCCCACCGGAATGCTCATGGCGTTCGCCGCGGCAACGCTTCCCACGGGATGGCTAGTCTGTAACGGCGCCGCAGTAGATCGCACGATATATGCGGCATTGTTCACCGTCATTGGAACCACATGGGGCGCAGGAGATGGATCAAGCACATTTAATCTCCCCGATCTTCGGAACAGGTTTCTGGTCGGGGCCGGAAACTTCGCCTTCTCCACTCTCGGAGGCGCCACGAATTTCAGTCTGTCCGTCAGCCAACTCCCGTCCCACACCCACACCATCACAGATCCAGGCCACAATCATACCGATTTTGCGGCTAGCTCGACTAATACAACGGGAAGCGCAACCGGAGCAGTAACGACCGGGGGCACGACCGGGACTAATACGACTGGAATTACCATAAACAACACAGGTAACGGCGATCCGGTGAATTTTGTCCCGCCCTATGCCTCGATCATCTTCGGGATCAAGACTTGAGGCAGAATTTCATTGTCTACGCTTTGCCCCGTTCACGTACCTTCTGGCTTTCCAATTTCCTAAGTTATGGCGGCTGGTCCTGCTGGCATGAGCAGGCAATTTACATGCGGCAAATTGAGGATATTCAGACAATCCTCGCATGGCCAAGGATCGGGACCGTTGAAACCGCCATGGCGCAGGGTTGGCGGCTGTTTCATCACTATAACCCCGATGTGACTGTTGCAGTAATCCGAAGGCCCACAAGCGAAGTTGTTCAGAGCATGTTGGCAATAGACCTCAAGGGATATGCCACTTACGACAAAGAACGGCTTTCCAAGGTCATGGCCTACGGCAATCGGATGCTGGACGAGATTTGCCAGGAAATGCCCGGGGCTCTTGTTCTGGATTATGCCGATTTGGGAACAGAGCAAGGATGCAGGGCCATCTTTGAGCACTGCCTACCATTCCAGTTCGACCGCGATTGGTGGCTGAAGCTCAAAGACCGGAATCTGCAAGTCAATGTGGCGGAGCATATTCGCTACTACCACGAAAATAGACCCGAGATTGAAGCGTTCAAAAAGACCTGCTGGAGAGAATTAAGGCATCTCCGCCAGGCCGGTAAAATCCGCAAAGGAATGAATCAGAAATGCCAAGTATCTCTGTCCCCACAGCCATTCTAGGCGCTGCCGCTGTTGGAACGGCGGGTTCACTCATAGGATCAAGCCAACAGGCCGGCGCGGCAAACAACGCGACCAACGCCCAGCTTGGGATTTATAACCAGAATCAGCAGCTTTTGAACCCTTACGTCCAGAAGGGGCTGGGGGCCTATGACACGTTGAACGGACTACTTGGTGTGGGCGGCAATAGCGCCACCATGCAGAGTAACTTAGAGAACCTTCCCGGCTATCAGTTCACGTTGGGGCAGGGGCTAAAATCCGTTCAGAATGGCGTTACGGCTCGGGGCCTTGGTGTATCCGGTGCGGCACTCAAGGGCGCGGCCAATTATGCAACGGGGCTCGCTGACTCCAATTGGCAGAATTACGCCAATGCGCTCCAGAACTCGGCCAACACGGGATACGGCGCAGGCGCAGCGATTGCCGGGGTGGGAGCAAATACCGGCGCGAACGTGGCCAATTCCACGATAGCGGCTGGCAATGCGGCCGCTGCGGGTACGCTTGGCGCCACCAATTCCATAGCCAATTCGCTTCCGCTCTATGCCTTCCTGAATAGTGGGGCGGGCGGTGGCGGGTCGGCCAGTACCGGCTTCGACTATAACTTGGCGAGTATCCCCTGATGGCTGATGTTGATACTTCCGCCTATCCCAAAGCGCAGAATCCGCTCGATACTCTCTCGGGCTTTGCGCGCCTGCAAAATGTCCTGAACCAGAATAAATTGTTCCAGCAGGAATATAACTCCAAGCTTGGCCTGAGCCAGCTTTATAAGGATGTGTTTGATCCCAACACAGGTCAGATGGACCCCTCAAAAATTCCTGCGGCACTCGCAGGACCAAACGGGGCAAACGTCACGCTCGGCCTGCCGGAAGCCTATCGCCAGTCCCAGGAAGCCCAGCAGCGCAACATCAGCATCGACACGGCAAAGCTGGATAACGTGCGCCAGCATTTGAATGCCACTGCGGCTTATCTCGCTCCTCTCACAGCACCCGGAGCAAATCCAACATCCTCTGATGTAGTGGAGAAACTGGCCCATGCTCAGTCCCTCGGGCTTTTGACGCCTCAGAAGGCCGCAGAAGTCTATTCCACATTGCCCCGGGACAGTTCCGGCCAGATTGATGAAAGCAAGATCCCGGCAGCGATCCGACAATTCGAGGCCCAGGTCATGCAGCAAAAGGATGCGCTGGACGCATTCTATCCGCCTCCCGTGGTCAACCAGAACCCGGGTGGATCGCAGACGCCCATGCGGTTTCCCCAATTCGGAACACCATCCGCCGCAGGCCCAACCATCCAGGCCGCGCCCAGCCCCACACAGCAATATGTGGATCAACATGGCAAGCCGCATTATTTCGGCAATGTCCAAGGCGGCAATCCATACGCGGACGAATACGCGCGCCGCGCTGGAGGCGTCCCATCACCGCAAAGCCCGGTTGCCCCCGGAGGCAATATTGCGGGCGTTCCTGCCGGTTTGTCCCCATCCGAATCCGCGGCACTCCAGGGCCAGGGCCAAGCCTCCATTGAGCAGGCCAGTGCCTTGCAGAAGCGTGCCGATGCGGTGCCGACCAATAAGGCATCCCTCGCCAATCTGGATTCACTCCTGTCTCAGTTCACACCGGGGCCGGGCGCGAAGTGGTCAAATCAGGCGCTCGCTGCCGGGAATCGCGTTCTGCAATCCTTCGGCCTCAAGGGTGTTGGTGCTGATAGTGTTGCAGCACAGGAAGAATTCACCAAGCAGGCACTTCAGGTGGCACAGGTGCAGTTCAATGCCTTAGGTGGGACTGGTGCCAATGCCCAGCTTGAATCCGTCACCCATACCAGCCCGAACGAATCCCTCTCCAAACTCGGCAACAAGGGCATTATCTCGCTCTTACAGGGCAATGAGGACGCCATTCAGGCCAAGAATGCGGCCTGGCAGAAATATCAGGCTCAGAATGGCCCGCAGTCCTACGGCGCATTCCAGACCGAGTTCAATCAGCATTTCGATCCACGCGTATTCCAGTTCCAATATCTAAACCGCGAGGAACAAAAGAAGCTGATTTCCGGCATGTCCCAGTCGGAAAAGAACCGGCTGCATGATGATGCGGTTTATGCACGCGAACAGGGCTTGATCGGTGGCTGACGACTGGCAATCCGATCCGGCTGGTTATCTGGGCAATATCCTCGGGGCGCCCGTCCAGATCACATCGGGGCTCAGATCACAGCAGAAGAATGCCCAAGTCGGCGGCGTTCCAAATTCGGCGCATCTCAGCGGGCAAGCCTTCGATTTCGTACCCAAGGGCATGGATACCAAGACCGCCGCAGCCAAATTGGCACAAAGCGGCATCCCATTCGATCAAATTGAAGATGGCGGTGATCATGTTCACATCTCATTTGCACCGGCAAACCGTAAACAGGTCATAAGCGTGGCAAACGTATCGGACGACGATCTTCTGAACTCTCTGTCTGGGCCGCAGTCCAAGCCCCAAGCCAATGTGTCCGATGATGAGCTATTGGGGGCTGTGGGGAGCAGCAAGGCGCCCGCGCCCACCATTGGTACATCAGTCAGGCCGGGGAGCAATGTCATTGAGGGCGCCCCTTTCGGCTTCAATGATGAAGTTACGGCACACGTTCCCTTTGCCAAGGATTTTATGGCGGGCAGCCTTTCCTTATTGGATGCCGCCGCAGATAAAATCCAGGGCAAAAATGGCAAATCAATAAGCCAAGGCTATCAGGACTACATGAAGTCCCTGAATGCTAAGCAGGCTGAATATGAGAAGAATAATCCCGTTTGGAGTGACATTGCCGAAGGGCTCGGGATTATGGCTTCCGGCTCTCCGGTTAAATCTGCCGCTTCTGCGATCACCCCAACCCTTCGCGGCCTCATGGCACAGGGAGCCAAGACGGGCGGTACGCTGGGGGCGATATTCGGGGCTGGCACGCCAACAGAAGGTGAGGGGCCGCAGACCATCCAGGGCCGCGCTGCGAATACGGCATTGGGCGCAGCAACCGGATTTGGCCTTGGGGGGGCGCTACCGCCTCTAGCATTGGGCGGCGCGGCGGTTGGGAAATATGTCGGCGCAGGCGCGAATAGGCTATTTTCTTCGCTAATCCCGTCCGAGGATGCCGTTGCCGCCAAAAGAGCGAAGGCGGTCATAGACAAGTTCTCTGGTGGCAATATCAATCCCAACCCGGCCCAGCTCGTTCCTGGATCAAATCCGACCCTTCCTGAAAGCGTTCAGAATGCGGGGGTATCTGCCCTATATCGGACATTGCGTGACCTCAACCCAAATTCTCCGCTGGTACAGCGCGAGACTGAAAATCACCTTGCTCGTGCCGCACATTATGAATCGGTGGCCGGTAGCGCCGACGATATAGAGAAATTGGAAGAAGCGCGGGGCAACGACGCCGCCGCCGCAAGAGCAAAAGTATTCGGCCAGCCGTTAGGCGCCAATCTGGCCCCCGGCCTTCATGCGGCACAGAACCCGGTCGATATGGCGCCCGTGAATGACGTTATATCTGACATTGCGAATGGCCCAGACCGGACGCGGCCCGCAGTGGTTTCGGCAATTTCGGACGTTAAAAAGTCAATGGTGAATGCGGACGGTACACCCATCACCGATTCCGAGACGCTTTATCAGAGCGTCCGCAAGGGCATCAATGACCTCATCAGCGGCAAGGATCTGACGAAAGGATACGGCGCAACTGCAGCATCCCAACTCATTAAGATCCGTGATGCGCTGGACGACGCCATCGAAACCAAGGCGCCGGGGTTCAAGCAATATCTTTCGGACTATGAGCAGGCATCCGGCCCAATCGACGCGCTGAAATTCCTGCAAAGCCAAAACCTCACAGACGCGAGCGGCAAGATCACGCTTGCCAAAGTGCAAGGGGCACTGAACCGCCTTGAGGCGCAACAAGCCGCGCCCGGCGTCAAACTCGGAAAGGCCGTCACTGATCAACAGAAGGCCGCGCTGGAATCAATCCGTGATGACCTCTTGCGCGCCCAGAACACTTCTCTGGGAAAATCCATCGGCTCCAACACATTTCAAAACGCGGTGGCCGGGAATAAAACCGGGCTGACGAGTTTCCTGCCCAATTGGGTCAATGGGCTGATCCCAGAAGGTCTTGGCGGGATCATGGGAGGCGGGGCTGGGTATGCGCTTGGTGGTCCGCAAGGTGCGGAGATTGGTGGCCTTATCGGGGATCGTATCGGTGCCGCTGTTGGCGGAGCCCGGGCAGCAAGAAACGCCCGAATCAATGCGCTGACCCAATCACGGCTTGAGGATATAATGCTGAATCCCGGGCATTACGCCAATCCGCCGCCGCCCATCACTTCAGCCGCAACGATCCCGAACTTGCGGCAGTTGCTTACTGCGAAGCGCCCCGGGATCGGTCAGGCGACCCTCAATCACTTGCTGATCGGTAGCCTCGCCAATCCGAATAACAGGTAGCCGCTTCTCGGCTTCTTCATCCCATCCGCGCTGAAAGCCCCACGAAAAGGCTTTCCAGACCACAACCCCCACGAAAAGCCAAAGCATTTCCATGACCGGCTCCAACCTGCCGAACGCAAAAGCACAGTTTATAGACCAGAACGGCAAGCCTCTAGTGGGCGGCCAAGTCTATTTCTATCAGGTTAATACCCTGATCCCAAAGGATACTTACCAAGACCCGGCCCAGACCATCCTCAATACCAACCCGGTCATGCTGGATTCCAGTGGGCAGGGGGTCATTTTCGGGTCGGGAAGCTACCGTCAGGTTGTACAGGATTCAGCCGGGAATACGCTTTGGGACAATACGATCTCCCTGGCCAACCAGACGGCCTTTGGAACCCTCACCAGCATTGCTTCGCTTTCCACAACTGACCTCGGCTCCATCGCCACAAACAATGCCCTGATTACTGGAACCAATGCGATCACCAGTTTTGGCTCAAGCGCCAGCCTCGCCAATCCGATCTATCTGATCCAGTTCAATGGCGCTCTGACGCTTACCTATAATGCCACATCCCTAATCCTTCCTGGCGCTGCCAATATCACGACTGCGCCAGGCGATGCCGCTCTGATCGAGTTCATAAACGCTGCCGGCTACTGGCAAGTCCTCGCCTATTTCCCCGCATCAGTTAGTGGTCTTGGAACGGCAGCAACCCACAACACCGGAACAAGCGGCGCAAATGTTCCTCTATTGAACGGCAATAATGTTTGGTCAGGAACAGCGGAATTTCAGAGCCAAACCTTCGGCGATGAAAAAACTCTGACTGTTACCTCTAATGCTTCCACTCCCGACTTCTCGACGGGCAATTATTTCACGGCCGGGATCAGTGCGAATTATACCTTAAACAATCCCATCAATGGCCAGCCGGGGCAATCCGGTCTTTTCCGCATCGCTCAATCCGGCTCAAGTCTCACCATCACATGGGGCAGTCATTACAAGGCCGCGGGCGGTATCTCTACTGTCAATCTTAGCGGCGTCGGCGGCATAGATTATTTCGCCTACTATTATCACAGCTCTACCGAAATCGTCATTACGCCCTTGCTC